TGCATGATCGGAAGCTCCTTGCCGAGCAGGGGAGCGAAACGGGTTTTCAGTGTCTTGGTTTTCCCAAGCACATCCTGAATCAACGGCGTCCATCCGGTGATCGTGGTAAATGTGAGCAGGATTCGCCCGTGATAGTCGATGGTGCGATACTGCAAGGTCTCGAACATTTTCTGCGGGCATTCTTCGTCGCACCAAATCATTTGGCTCTTGAAGCCTTCCAGCACTTGCGCGTCCTGCTGATACTGTCGGTAATTTCCAAACACGATTCTACTGCCCTTGTAGTAGCCTGGAATCGGTGGCAGGATGCAGATATTATCCGTGAAACCGTTTTTCTGTGAGAACGTCAGGCTATGGCTCACGCTTTTTTTCGTCGGCAGATTCTTGATGCCGATGGGAAGCGCATCGTAGATCATCGCCTGTTGGTCCTGAATCGAACGGTCCTCATTGACGTGATAGAGCCGAACGTCGGATTCAGGGATGGTGGCAGCGGCCCATAAGGCGAGACGGGAGGCGAAAACGCTCTTTGAGGAACGATTCCCGCCTAAAATTATAATATTTTTGTAGCGGCGCCAATTCTCCTGCACCAAATGCCACATCGGCAAAGACCAGCCCTGTCCGACCGGATTATTGATCGCCCCCGCTTCGGTTTCCTTCCTGATTCTCAGGTAACGCTCCAGTCGCTCGTTATCCCAGCCTTCAACCTGAGCCCGCGTGAGCACCGGACGCCATGGAATCCCAAAGTCCGGTTGCACGTCGTCTGCCATCATAATTTTTGCCATATTCCGACTATTTCGATGCCATCTTAAACTTCAAGAACATTACTCTTGCCACAGTGGAGCAGGAGGGTTTGATCACACAGGATGCAAAAAATCCTAATCAGCACGCCGCTCAAGGGCGGACTTTCCTCGGAATATGTCGCCGCCCTGATCCGGCTCCTGCTCTGGAGGCAGAACAAATACGTTTTCCAGTGGGCCATCACGAAGGGAACTTCCGTCGCCATGGCGCGCTGCGAGCTGGCGCAGGTGGCGCTGAAAAACGGCTTTGACCGCTGGGTGCAGTGGGACAAGGACGTGGTGAATCCAAACTCGGCCAACATGCTCGCCATGTTCGAGCGTCTGCTTTCCCATGATGTCGATATTGTCGCTGCGCCCTACGTCGGCCATAACGTCAACTCCAAGTTCCACGGGGCGACGGATGCGACGGAGATAGGCGAGAACGGCCTGATGGAAATGGAGCAGGTGCCCATCGGCATGTCGGTCATCAAGGTTCCGGTCCTTCGCACCATCATGGAGCGCCACCCGCATTTCCGCTACATGATGAAGCAGACGGACGATGCCATTGCGCGTCCCGAAATGTTCGAGTTCTTCCCCAACGGCGTCGTCGGCCCCAATTCGGCCTATGGCAAGATGGGCCGACTGCGCGGCATCGTCAGTAAGAACCCAACCGTCGCCTCGATTGAGTTGATGCAGGAGATTTCCACCATCCTGTATGATGCGGATTACTCCGCCAACTACATGCTCGGGGAGGATTTCTATTTTTGCATGTTGGCGCGCACCGCCGGCATTAAGCTGCACATCGACAACAACCTGATCATGCCGCATCTCTCCGAGGTCTATCTGCCCATCAAGAACCAGCATCTACTGGCCGCACTGGGCGAGGAGTGGCGCTGGAACGAGGGCGTGAAGGCGGAGGAAGTCGTGCCTTTGCTGGAAAAACTGGCCCCTAACTTTTCGGACACCATCCAATGAACATACCTAAAGATGGAAAATTATACTGGCTCAAGCCGCGCCCACGAGATGAACAGGGAGGTTGCCACGCTTTCATACATTGGGATGCGAAAGCGAAGCGTTACCAAGATGTGATTGAGCCGGCAGGTGTTCAAACTCTCACATCACGGCATCATCCTATCCCTGCTATTCCACCACGAGCAGACGGAACCTTGCTCAAAGAAGGCGTGGGGTATGACCCTATTGAAATCACATGATTGCGCCAACCCCCCTCTGGCCCGCCGACTTCCCCGTGGACCCGAATCACTGCCGGGATGTCCTCGAAGGAGCCTATGACATTCCGTTCGAGCACCCGCATCCGGTCATCCTCGACATCGGGGCCAACATCGGGGCCTTCGCCAAATGGGCCAACACGCGCTGGCCCAATGCGATCATCGTGTGCTACGAGCC